CTACCGGCGAGATTGTCAGTTATTCTCCTCGGCTCGTCGCCGAGTGTGCTTCTCTTGTTCGTCCTTCTCAAGCTGTAGCTGTGGAGGTTATTCATGAAAATTCGTAGTCTTTTCGACGGCTCGCGTGTGCCGGTCGCTTTGGATTTCGACGGCGTTAAGTCTCTGGCTCACCAATCTTTTAAAGGTGAGGCTGATGTGAATAATATCATGTCTCGGTACACTAAGACGGGTCTTTTAGTGGATCCGTCAATTCCTCGTTCTCGTTCGCCTCAATATGGCGATTTTACCTCTGGTAATGACTTTACAAGTATTCAACGGCGCGTCGCGGCCGTGAATCAGGCTTTCGAAGCTCTCGACTCTGACATTCGCAAGATGTTTGATAACGACCCTTCGAAGATGCTTGATTTCATCTCCAATCCGGCGAACGCCGCCGAGGCCTTCAAGCTCGGTCTCATTAAAGACGATCCTCAGATGGTTCTGCCTTTCAGCGATCAGCCTAAACCAGCTTCGGACGGTTCTCCTGTTGACCAAACCGTCGCTCCACACACTTCTGCCACTTGATGTAAGTGTGTGGAGTGACACCTATTCAGGTTCACTCTATGTTTTTCTCTCATTTTTGATAAAAAGGAGTCTCTTATGAAATCAGTAATGAAACACCAATTCTCTCAAGTTCCCTCTGTTGAAATTCCCCGTTCTTCTTTTGATCGCACACACGGCTATAAGACCACGTTTGATGCCGGATACCTCATCCCTTTCTATTGCGATGAAGTCCTTCCTGGTGATACGTTCAACTGCCGCGCCACTATCTTTGCTCGGCTTGCTACACCAATCGCGCCGCTGATGGATAATATGGTCATGGAGACATTCTATTTCGCCGTTCCGCTCCGTCTCGTTTGGGATAATTTCCAGAAGTTTATGGGCGAGCGTACCTCGCCCGAGGCTTCTACTGATTTTCTCGTTCCTCAAGTTGTGGCCTCCGAGGACAATAATTTTACTGCTGGCTCGTTGTCCGATTATTTCGGACTTCCTACTGGTGTCGCTGGTACGCTGTCCGTTTCTGCTTTCTGGCACCGTGCCTATAATCTCATCTGGAATGATTGGTTCCGCGACCAGAATCTTCAAGAACCCGTTACCGTTAACACTGGTGACGGCCCCGACGACGATTCTGACTATGCTCTCCTTCGTCGCGGTAAACGTCACGATTATTTCACTTCTGCCCTTCCGTGGCCTCAAAAGGGCCCTGGCGTAGAGCTTCCTCTCGGCTCGACGGCTCCTATCGTTTCTACGGGTGATCTTCTTCTCAAAGATCAACAGACTGTTCCCGTGACAACTCCGATCAACTCCGGCAACTTGGACGCTCTTTACGGGAATTCTTCCGTAAATGGCACTAATCTCCGGTACAATTCCGGTCTCGCCGCCGATCTGTCTGGTGCTACTGCCGCCACTATTAATTCCCTGCGCCAAGCCTTCCAGCTTCAGCGTATGTTGGAGCGCGATGCTCGCGGCGGCACTCGGTACACCGAAATTGTTCGTTCTCATTTCGGTACTATCTCGCCGGACTCTCGGCTTCAGCGTCCCGAATTTCTCGGCGGCTCTTCTGCTCCGGTCTCTATCAATCCGGTTCAACAAACCTCTTCCACTGACTCTACTTCTCCGCAAGGCAATCTTGCGGCCTTCGGTATTGTTGCTTCACAAGGCGACGGCTTCACGAAGTCCTTTACCGAACACTGTGTTATCATCGGTCTTGTCAATGTCCGCGCAGATTTAACTTATCAGTCTGGGATCCCGCGCATGTTCTCACGCCAGACCCGGTATGATTTTTACTGGCCGGCTCTCGCCCATCTTGGCGAACAGGCTATTCTTAACAAGGAAATTTTCACCGTTGGCGGTACTACTGACGATGACGTATTTGGTTATCAAGAACGGTGGGCGGAGTATCGTTATTTTCCGTCTCAAATCACTGGCAAGATGCGTTCTAACGATTCACAATCTCTTGATGTGTGGCACCTTTCTCAAGAGTTTTCTAGTTGTCCGGTTCTTTCTTCGGCGTTTATCGAAGATAATCCGCCGATCGATCGCGTTATTGCGGTTCCGTCTGAACCGCACTTCTTGTTTGATTCGTACATTCAACTGCATTGTGCGCGGCCTATGCCCGTCTATTCTGTGCCGGGACTCATCGATCATTTTTAACTGGAGGTTTATTATGCTCGGATTCAATCTTAAGACGCTCGTTCACGATCTTCTCAACGTGGCCTTAAAGGCCGCTGAAGCCTATTCGGCTCTTACCACCAATCCCATTGATGATATTGCCGTCCGCGCCGCCTCTGAGGCCTTGCGGCGGCTTTTTGCCGAGGATAAATAATATGTTTGGTGCGGAAATGTTGGGTGGTATGTTGAGTGGTGGAGTTTCCTCCGCTTTCGACACTGCTACGCAGTATTTTTTCAATAATGCACTTCAGAAGGATGCCCAAGACTACAATACTTGGGCATCTTCAACTACTCACACCCGTGAGGTCAAAGACCTTCGTCGTGCTGGTCTTAATCCTATCCTTTCTGGCCTCGGCGGGTCTGGTTCTCCCGCTTTGCCTTCTCCTTCTGCTTCTGTTGGTCGCGGTGATTCTCTGGCCGCCGCCCGTCAGCTTGCTGAACTTTCTAATGTTAAAGCCCAGACTCGTATTACGAACCTCAATGCTGACAAGCTCGAGCCCGAAGCGGCCTTGGCTCGCGGCGCTATGAAGGCTGGCCGAGGCATTATCAAAGTCGGGCCTCCTGGAGCATTCTCTAAGCAACGCCAATGGCCTATCAATCAATTTTTGGGTGATAAACTTAATTCTGCCTATCAAGCTGTTCGGCCGATGTTTGTTAAGGATCGGCCGTTGCCTGATTCTAATTCTGCCCGAACGATTAATGTTCAAGATTCTGATTTGTTGCCTGCTGGTTCTACTTGGTATTAATGGAGGTTATTATGAAACGTCACAAAATGAACGGCTCCAAAAGCCGTAAGCTATTCCGCCGGACCGCTTCTACTACCGACTCGCGTAATTTGCGCGGGTCCGTCATGCGCGGCGGTTATCGCCTTTGATTTTCAGGGCAGGAATTATGCCCTGTTATTCTCCATTAATCGCTTTTCGTTCGCAGACGGTTAAAACCTCTAAAGGTTTGCCGTCTATTTCTATTCTTTCTGCCGGCGACCCGTTTCCCGCCGGCGTTCCTTCTTCTGATCGTCTCCAGCTTCCCTGCGGCCGCTGTATTGGTTGTCGTTTGGAGCGTTCCCGGATGTGGGCCGTACGTTGTATGCATGAGGCCTCTTTACATCCTTTTAATTGTTTTATTACTCTTACTTACTCTCCGGATCATCTTCCTGATGATGCATCGCTTTCCGTGAAACATCTTCAGTTATTCATGAAACGTCTTCGTAAGTATATTTATTCTAATTCTAATCTTTCTTCTTCTTCTCTCTCTCTCTCTCCCTCTTTCGCCAGGGTGCGCTTCTACGCATGTGGCGAGTATGGCGAATCCCTCGGTCGACCTCATTATCACGCTTGTCTATTCGGTTTTACTTTTCCTGATTTATCTATTTATTCTACTCGTTCTTCTGTCTCTTTATATACCTCTGCTATTCTTGACAAGCTATGGGGTCTTGGATTCTGCACTGTTGGTGATGTTACTTTTGACTCCGCGGCCTATGTGGCGCGGTATATTCTTAAAAAGCAACTCGGCTCTGATGCCGTTGATTTTTATTCGGGGCGTCAGCCCCCTTTTACTACTATGTCTCGGCGTCCAGGTATCGGCGCCGGTTGGATTTCTTCTCATTATAATGATGTTTTTTCCGGTGATTTTATTCCCGTTCGTGGTTCTGTAACCTGTAAACCTCCAAGGTTTTACGACAATATCTATGATAAAATTGATCCTGCTTCTTTTGAGGAACTCAAAAAAAAGCGGTTGATTATTGCCAAGGTTGCGAGTAAATCTTCTGACAATTCTCCACGCAGGTTGCGGGTTCGGGAGAAGGTCAAGGAGTTACAAGCATTAAAACGGAGTGATCTATGAAACTTGGTATCTATTCTCTTTATGATCTCGCGGCGGCCGCTTATTGTCCGCCGTTTTTTTCTGTTAATGATTTTACAGCGACCCGCGCGGTCGGCGCGGCAGTCGCTGATTCTTCTTCGTCCGTCGGTTCTTCCCCCAAGGACTATTCTCTTCGCCATGTTGGCAGTTTTGACGACTCTACCGGCGAGATTGTCAGTTATTCTCCTCAGCTCGTCGCCGAGTGTGCTTCTCTTGTTCGTCCTTCTCAAGCTGTAGCTGTGGA